CTGACGGGGGCGGTGGTGACGGCGCAGGCCCGGCATACGGCCACCGACGCCGCCCCGGCGTTGACGGCCACGGTCACGGCCACCGAAGAAGCGTTGGGCATCTACACGGTGGCGTGGGACGGCGACGCTGTGCGAGCGTTGCTGAACGGCAGCGCATCCTGGTCGGGGGTGTGGGACCTGAACGTCGTCCAGTTCGGGGAAACGCTGGCGACCACCCCGTGCGGCGGCAGGTTGGACGCGCTGTTGGATGTGACCCGTGACTGACTACCGGTACACGTCCAGGGGCGTGCCACCGGACGGCGCCGGGCAGTACAACCAGTTCGCGGAGGTGCTGCAGCTGAACCGGTTCGACGCGGACGGCGCCGATATCGAAGCGGACTTGTTCGGGGCGACGGATGTGCCGATGCGGTTTGAGGACGGCAACGGGGTGTCCGTGGCGGTGGTGTCCCTGATCGACTACGCCGGCAACGGGCATATCCGGTTGAACGGCGCCGGGTGGAACTACGTCCACGACCTGAACGCCGACGACGGCGGGCTGCGGGTCACAGACCTATCGGACGGCATCGCCGGTGGCGGGACGTGGGATGCAGTAGTGCTCGGCGCCGGCGTGGGCGCGGCGGTGCTGTCCCCGCAGGTCGGGGCGAAGGTTCTGCCGGGCGGGGCGTGGACCGTGGCACGCCGCTGACGGTGGTCCGACCCGGCTACGGCGCCCGGTACAGAAGTTCGTCGTGGTGTTCCCGCCAACTATCGGACAGGCCCGATACGTCCTGCTGATGCTGGTAGGCACTGCCCGCGACGATCAGGGCGAGGACGGCGGTGACGGCCGCGGCGGCGGCGGTGATCTTGTTGTTGGCGATCCATTGCTGCATACCGTTATGACGGACGGTAGCGCGCAACCGTTCCACTGCGCGGGAAGGTTCACCCGTTCGGGTGAATGGTGCGCTACGCTGCGTGCATGAGTTGGGGCCGTTTGGCCGATGCGGTCGCGTCGCCTGCCCTGCCGGCGACCCGCGGGCCGGTGCTCGCGACCCGTGACCTGGCGCAGATCATGGATCAGCACATCGCGTGGCAGACCACCGGCACCGGCCCGGAGCACGCGATGTCGCTGCCGTCCTTGTTCGCCGTGGTCCGGCTGATCGCGTCCACCATCGACCAGCTGCCGCTGCTGGTGGACGGCGGCCCGCCGCCGGAATGGTTGCGGAAGCCGCGCCGCTACGGGTCCGGCTTGGACCAGGGCGACCTGATCCAGCATGTGGTCACGTCGATGGCGCTGCACGGCCGCGCGTCGCTGCTGGCCCGCCGGGTGGGTGAGACGGCGTGGCGCCTGGACGCGCTGCACCACGACGCGGTCGCCGTGCAGGTCGTCCCGTCCGGTGTCGTCGGCCTCGACTTCCGGGTGGCGGGCGAACCGATCGACCGGGTGCCCGCGCAGGCGTCCGCGGCGCAGATCGGCCGCGATTACCTGCTGCACATCCCCTACCTGGTCACCCCGCAGCACCCGGAGGGCACCAGCCCCGCAGTGTCGGCGCAGCAGTCGTTGGACGGCTACCTGGCGGTTGAACGGCAGGCCGCGACCCTGTTGGAGCAGGGCGACCATTACGGCGGCTGGCTGTCGACCGAGTCCGACATCACCGCGGACACCGCGAAACGGTTCCAGGAGAAGTGGATGGCGAACCGGAAGACCGGTGTCGTCCCCGTGCTCGGCGCCGGACTGGACTGGAACCCCGGCTCGGTCAGCCCCGACGACGCGCAATGGCTGGAATCCCGGCTCGCGAACGCGCAAGCAGTGGCGTCCATGTTCGGGGTCCCCCCGGACATGCTCGGTATGACGATGGCCGGCGGCGGGTCGAGCCTGTCCTATTCCAACAGCCAGGACAACAACGCCCGGTTCCGGGCGAACTGTTTGGAAGCGTTCACCGGGCAGATCGCTGACGCCCTGTCGCAGCTGCTGCCACCCGGCCGCGGCCCCGGCGAGGAATCCCGCGCCGGGTTCGACTACACCGACTGGATGGGAGGACCGTCCGATGCGGACCCTGACCCTGCACCCCGATGAAATCCGCGCCGCCGATGATGGCGTGTTGGAGTTCGACGGGATCGCCGTGCCCTATGACACCACCATCGTCTACGGCGGTGTGGAGGAATCTTTCGCCCGCGGCGCGTTCGACGTGGACGCGGTGCCCGGCACCCCGATCCTGTACGGCCACGACCGGGCCGAGCAGATCGGGCAGATCATTTCCGCCGACGACACCCCGGTCGGCCTGGCGATCACCGGCCGGATCCTCGCCGCCACCACCCGCGGCGGCGACGCGGTCGCGTTGATGCGCGACGGTGCGCTGCGGGGACTGTCGGTCGGGTTTGAACCGGTGGAGGCGAAAGCCACGGCCACCGGCCGCCAGTACACCCGCGCACTGCTGCACGAACTGTCCACCACCCCGCTACCTGCCTACGGCGACAAGTCGACCGTTACCGCGGTCCGAGAGGAAGAGGAAGATATGCCCGACCAGAATCGCGAGGCGATCGACCTTGCGCCGATCACCGAACGCATTGACCAGTTGGAAGCCCGCATGGTGCAGCGCACCGCGCCCGAGCCCCGCACGTTCGGGGTGGTGGAGGCGTTCGCGGAGCAGTTGCGCGCGTCGAAGGATTCCCGCCAGCTGCGCGCCCTCGCCGATGTGGTGTCGCAGAGCAACGCCGGGGTCCTGCCCCCGTCGTGGACGTCAGAGGTCGTCGGCTACGTCGACTCGATGCGCTACCTGTTCGCGAACGCCGGTTCCATCGGGTTCCCCGCCACCGGCCACTCGCTGACAGTTCCGTCGGTGGCCGTTCACACCACCGTCGCCGCCCGCGGCGCGGAGAAGACCGAGATTCCTAGCCAAGCGTTGACCACCGGCAGCACCACGTACCAGGCCGCCTGGTACGCGGGCGGCGTGGACGTGGCCCTCGAAGTAATCTGGCAGTCCGACCCATCGGTGTGGGAGATTGTGGTCCGCGACCTGCTCGCACAGTACGCGGCGGCCACCGACCAGGCCGCCACCCTGGCCGCGGAGACAGCGGGCGCACCGCACGGCGCCGCCCTCGACTTGGGCAGCTACGCGGGGTTCATCGCCGACGTGATCGGGGTGGGGGAGCAGATCCGCGCCGCCACCGGGTTCTTCGGCGACCGGCTGTCCCTGACCACCGCTTCCTACCAGACCCTGCTCGGGCTGGTCGACAGCGACAACCGGCGCCTGTTCGCCACGCAGGGATCCACGAACGCCGACGGGTCCGCGGCCCTCACCGCCAACGCGATCAACGTGGGCGGGGTGGTGGCCTACCACAATCCGCGCGCCGCGGAGGACATGCAGTACTCGGAGGGCACGCTACGGATCGCGGAGAAGCCCCCGGCCACCCTCAGCACCGACAATGTGGCACTGATGGGCCGCGACGTGGGTGTCCTCGGCGCGATCATCACCGTCCCCGTGTACGGCGGCGACGGGATCGTCGTCTACTCTGCCGCCGCCGGACAGCGAGCCGGGGACAAGAAGTGACCGACGGTTGCGGCTGCGGCAGGTAACCCGACCGGATGAGGAGGTCCGCCACATGGCGACCGATGCTGCGATCCCCACCGTGGCGGACCTTCTCGCCTACATGGGCGACCCGCCGATCAGCACCGCCGACGCGGCCGAAGCTCTCACCGCGGCCCTCGACCAGCAGGCCGGCGCGTGCGTGGTCGACCCGTACACCCAGGAACTGCGGTACGCGGCGATGCGCCGCGCCGAAGCCCTGTTGACCGCACGCAGCGCGCCGTTGGGGCAGGTCGACATGGGCGCGTTCGGGACGTTCCCGCTGATCCGTTGGGACGCGAAGGTGGAGCAGTTGGAATCGGACTACCGTAAAGGGCCGTTCGCGTGAACGCCCGGCAGCTGCTCACCGCGCTGCGTGACTCCATCGGCTCGGCCTACCCTGCACGGGTCGCGGAACTGTCCCGGCACACCGGGCAGGTCGCCGCGACCATCGCCCCCACCCGCTGCGAGTACGAGACCGGGGTCTTGTGCGAACCGGTGCCCATGCAGCTGCTGGCGGAGGTGACCGTGGTCGCAGGGTCGCACAGCGAGGCCGGGGTGCTGGACCTGCTCGATCACGTCGACCAGATCGCGGCCCTGATCCGCGCCGCCGGTTGGGTGGTCGCCGAATGGACCCCGGACAGCATCGAGGA